TAAGGGATAGGAACAAAATATGTCAAACGCAAGAGAATTAGCTGAACTGGGCCTTGAAGTCGATGTGGATACTTCCCGAATAGGTATAGGGAGTAATGTCCCAACATGGGGTTTTCAAGTAAATAACCCTTCCACTGCAAACTCTGCTACAGGGTCTATGCTGATTGATGCTGGTTTGAATGGTAGCGGTGAAGGTCTGGTTATTACTTCTAATACTAGAACCATTAATGAAAGTTCTACTGCAATACTGAAGACTATTAGCAGAGACAATAGTGTTGGGTTAAAGGTACAGGCAGATGGTAGAGTAGGTATTGGAATAGATAGTCCTCAGTCTGCTTTGCACGTTGCAGGACAGCTAGATACAAACGGCCCAGGTACTGTTGATAAAGGTGTGCATATGGGTATGCACGTAGATGCCTTTGCCGCCATTGAGTTATCATCTTCTGCAGGTAACTCTGGATGGATCGACTTCAGAGATACAAATGATAGTGACTATTCAGAGCGTATCCGTGGCGGTACAGGCGACTTACAGTTTCATACAACTGGCTCTGAGCGTATGCGGATTTACGGGGATGGTCGTGTAGATTTCAGCATGAATGGGAACTTCTCTGGAAGCCTCAACAACGGCGCAGGGGTAGGTATATATCCAGGCGGGTATCTACAAGTAAACCGTTTAAACGATACACCATTAGCATTAGGACGGCACGGAACAACAGGCAACGTGCAAACGTTTTTCTACGGCACAGCTTCTAATAATATGGCAGGTGTAGGTACAATTGGGGTTACCTCATCTGGCACCACCTACAACACCACTTCAGACCGCCGCTTGAAGGACAACATCGAGCCTATCGCAGATGGCACTGAGAAGCTGATGGCTATGAAGCCTGTCACGCACACTTGGATTGCTAACCCAGAGGCAGATGCAGTCCACGGCTTTATCGCACAGGAAATGCAAGAGATCATCCCAGAGGCTGTATCAGGTGATCCTGATGGCGAAGAGATGATGTCTATGGATTACGGACGCATCACGCCAGTCCTAGTGGCAGCATTACAGGACGCACACAACAAGATCACGGCGTTGGAAGAACGTCTAGCAGAATTGGAGGCTAAGTAATGTCTTTTAGTTTCGGACCAACAGGTATTACAGGTGGCGATGGTCGCACCCAAAAACTAGGTGAGTTTACACTGGTATGGAGTCAGAACAGTTATCCTATCACAACCTCTGCCCAAACTGTTTGGGCGCAACGTACTTCAGTTAGTGGTATTGATGGTGGGTTAGATGCAGGTCCATATCTATTATGGATTTCTATATCGGGAAGTAGTTGGTACAGCGAAAACTACACTGGTATCATGTACTGGTATCCACATGAAACAAATGATGGTGACGCAAACACTATTACGTTGCACAATTCAGGACACGCACAAAACGGAAGGCAGTTTTATTGCCGTACCCGTCGAGTAGGTCGTAATACCAATACAGACTTACAGTTTCAAATATGGTCTGCGGGATCGTACGCCCCAAACATTTCTATCTACGTTAAAAGGCTAGGATAATGACTGAACAAGTGAATTCTCTTACTGAAAGTGAAGTACAGGATCGTTGGAAATCCTACTGCATGGACTTGTGCCGCACAAAGCGTGACAGTTTGATTGCAGCAACAGACTTCATTAACATGCCTGACGTTACAGTATCCGAAGAATACAAACAGGCGATGCTTGCATATCGCCAAGAGTTGCGGGATTTCCCTGCTACGTTTGAGACATTGTTCGATGCAATGACAGAAGATGAAAAAGGCGGCGTTACAGACTTGTCTATGCCTTGGCCTACGAAACCATAACAAAACACTTGCAAATAACACTAACTAAGTGCTATACTGATTACATCTCCCGCACATAGTTAGGTTCTACATGCAGTTACAGAAAGCTGTTGTAGATAGCCTGTTTCTCTTCAATCAATCAGAAGACCATAGGCTCTACACACTAAGTGAATTCAATCACTACGGCCTCTTCCCACTACTCCATTCCAAGGCACGTTTATTCTACGAGAATGATAAACCAGTAGGTTTCGTGTCTTGGGCTTGGCTAACAGAAGAAGAAGCCAATGAATTTCTATCAGAGATGTGGATGCCTGACGAAGAGGTATGGAAACGTCCTGATGTAATCGATGATCGTTATCAGCTTTGGGGAATAGATTTTATCGCCCCCTTCGGTCATTCCACAAAGGTCATGCGAGGCATGATGAAACACTCACAGTCAGTTTTAGGAAAACGTATTCCTGCCCACTGGCGGCGATTTAAACAGCCTAACAAGGTTCATACTAAGGAGTTTTAACATGGGCGGCGGTGGCGGCGATACAACCAACGTAACAAATACGGGTCTAGGTGACGATCAGTACCAAGCCCTAGCAGATAACCAAGTAGGTATTAGCGATCAGATTACTTCTGCCCGTGAAGATGCTACTAAACGGTATGATAACTTCGATACTCGTTTTACTACATTAGATAGTTCATTCACAAATCTTAATGACGCTATGAGTAATAGCTTCACCAACATGAATGATTTGATGTCACAGTATGACACTGCAAATCAAACACGTTTTGACAATGTGAATACAGGTCTAGGTGATAACTTGTCTGCTATCCAAGGAAACGCAGATGCGCTTGGTACGCTATCCAGTGATGTTTCTGGCGGTTTTGATACGATGGGTCAACGCTTTAATGATGTTGATCAGGCAAATGCAGACTTACAGCAATCTGTTAACTCAGGCTTTGAAGATCAGGCTTCTGCTTTCAATGACCTAGAAGGCGGCATGAACAGCCAGTTTGATGCAGCACAAGCAGATCGTGAAAGCCAGTTTGCCGCTACAAATGATGCCCTAAACCAAGGCATGGCAGATACGCAGCAACAGCTTACAGACACTCAGGCTAATGTTCTTGATGGTCAGGGTAACCTAGCCAGTGACCTAGAAACTTTATCAGGTCGTCAGGACGCTTATGCTGCACAGTCTTTGGAAAACCAAGAAGGTCTGCAGAATACGCAAGATGATTTCCGTACAAGTTTTGATAATTATGTGGATCGTTATTCTGATGATACAGAACTTGCGAACCAGACACGGGCTAACACACAGCGTATGATGGCTACAGGAAATGAAGTCCTGCGTGAAGACATTGGTAATTATGCACAGGCTGCAGCTACAGGACAACAGAGCCTAGCAGATCAAGCGGCCCAGAATACTGAAAGCCTTGCTACTGCTATGGAAGGTGGCTTCCAGAATACTGCACAAACCTCCCAAAACTTGCGTGACGTTCTATCTAATCAGATTACGGACACTAGCCAAGGAATTATGGCTAACCAAGATGCAATGGCGAATACGCAAGGCGAATTGGCACAAGGTCAGCTAGACATGGCGAATACTGTCATGCAGGGACAGAACACCCTAGCCAATACCTTTATGACTGAAAGCGGTGAAATCGACACGGCTCTTATCAATCAGACTAAGAACCTAGCAGGTATTGCTGCTACTCAGACTGATCTGGATGCGGGTATGCGAGACAATTTCCAACAGCTTTCAACAGCGTTTGATGATAATGGTCAGCTAATTCAAAACAGCATTGATGAACAAGGTAACACACTAACCCGTGCTATCGATCAAAGCGGCAATCTATTGCTACGCAGCTTTGACGTAACGGGCCGTGAAATCGGAAATAAAGTCATCGACGTAAACCGTTCTGTCGGTGATCTACAAAAACTACAAAGGCAAGTAGGGGCAAACGCAAGCATGGGCAATCTAAGCCCTGCGTCACAGGGGCCTGTACCAACGAGTGGCTTTATGTCGCCGTTTACAACCACCCAATAAGGAAAGTTTATGCACCCCGACACTATCTCAAAAGAAGGTGTAGACCTAATAAAACGCTTTGAAGGTCTACACAAAGTTCAGAAGAACGGAATGGTTTCTTCATATATCTGTCCTGCAGGAAAATGGACAATCGGATACGGCAGTACAAAAGGTATTCGTTCTGGTATGAAGATGACTGTAGATGAATGTGAACTTCGCTTACTCGAAGATTTACGTGCCGCTGAAGCAGACGTTAAGCGTTATGTAACCGTTCCTCTGACACAAGGACAATATGATGCTTTGGTATCATTCGTCTTTAACCTTGGCGCAGGTAATTTTCGATCATCTACACTTTTAAAGAAGCTAAACCAAGGTCTTTATAACGACTGTCCAGAACAAATCATGCGGTGGAATAAAGCCCGTGTTGATGGAAAGCTTACAGTTCTGAATGGTCTAACCCGCCGCCGTGCTGCAGAGGCTGCTATCTTTAGCCGTGAAGCTAAACTGCCTTCTGATGAAGGTGGACCCATTGGACCACAAAAGGTAACTGCAGCGGCCCCTAAACCTCTTGCTAAGTCTAAGACAATGGCGGGGGCAGGTATTGCAGGTGCTGCAACAGCACTAGGTGAAATCACCCCACAGATTGAGGCCCTAGTACCTTACTCTGAAAGTATGAAGACAATCTTTTTAGTGTGTGCATTGGGCGGGATCGCTTTGGCAGCATACGCACGGTTTAAGGATCATAAAGAGGGCATCCACTGATGTTCATCATCGGCAAGATCAAAACCTACATCATAGGTGCTTTAGCTATCATGCTACCCATCCTGTATGTCTTGGGACGTAAAGATGGAAAGACGATAGAGAAATCCAAAGTTCTTGCCGATGAACTACAGGCCAAAGACAAGGCCAAAGACTTTTACAAAGCGATGGCAGATCATGAAGAATTTAATCCTACTAGCCGTGATGACCTCACTGACAGGTTGCGCAGGGACGGTTTATAGAACTCAACTAGAGGTCTACTGCCCACCGCTTTATACTTACTCTGAAGAGTTTAATAGCGAACTGGCAGACGAGATCGATGCATTGCCAGACGACTTCAATGCAATCCCTGCCGTTATCACCGACTACATCAAAGTAAGAGATCGCATCCGTCACTGCGAAGAACAGAAGGAAAAACTATAATGGGCTTTTGGTCAGACACATTTGGTGGTGGTAACAGCTTCACAGAAAGTGTTGCTAACGTATTCACCCCTAACGACGGTGCTTCCTATGTTGGTGGTACGCTAACTTATGACTCAGGTGATAATCAGGGCCAAGCCGTACCCGTTAACTCTTCTGGCGGTTATGGGTCAAATGATGATGGCAGTGCTGTTTATTCAGGTTCTGCAAACAGTGATAACACTAACGCAACAGTAAGCAGCGGCGGTGCTAACGAAAGCTATAACCCTGAAGCTACAGTTAAAGGCAAGGCACCATCAGGCATGATGGAAGTATTAGGCTTTGCAAGTCCTGTTGGCGTAGTTGGTAAAATAGCAGGATGGGCTAACGGACTTGATCCGAAAGAAGACAAATTTCAAGACGTTGCAGGTCGCCGTGTGTACACTAGCGAAGATGGCATGACCTATTCCTACAACTTCTTAGGCCTGCCTTACGAAGTAAGTGTGCAAGACGGTAAGGTTGTTGATTCACTTTCTATCAAAGGTGAAGATGGCCTAACAGGCTATGAGCGTATGGCCCAAGAGGCACGGGATCGTGGTGATAATGATCAAGCTGATGCAATCATGCAGGAAGCTGAAAACAATGCGCAAGATGAAGCCACAGGCGACGGTACTGGCGAACTAAACATTGAAAACATTCTGAACATGGCAAAAGAAGCAGGTTTGGTTGCTTCTAATGCTGACATTCAGGCAATGATCGATGATCCTGCAGGTTACCTAGCAGGTAAGGGCATGAGCCTAAATGACCTAATCAAGAACAACGGTGTCCTGCTAGACCCTAACGCTGAAGGTACAACCATCGAAGGCAATTACGGCCTTGAAGGTGATGGTACAATAGATACTACTACAGTAGAAGATGTAGAAACCATTGCAGGCGTAAATCCTACAGCTACAGAAACGTATACTGCAGACACTAGCGTAGATAATATCCTAAATAACTCTAACGCCACTGCAAACGCTGCTACAGGCACTGTAAGCAACGATGCGCTAATAGACCCCAATGAAACCCAAATCGACATCACAGGGGCCGCTACAGGCGTTAATGAGGATGGTACAGTTAGTGTTGTAGGTGAAGCCCTTAATGACTACGCCTCAATCAACACTTCTATGATCATCGACACGTCTACTGTTTCAGGTAAGCTACTGGCTCAGAAACTGGCAGATGCAGGGGAAACTTACGTTGATAGTAAGGCTACTCTTCTAGGCCAGATGAAGATCATTTCAGAAGAGTTTAAAGACAGTAATGGCAACCCTGTAATCCCGCCTTGGGCGCAAGGTATGGCCCGTGAAATTCAACGGTCTATGGCGTTCTCTGGTGTAACAGGCACAGCCGCTACTGCCGCAATGTCTAACGCTATCATGGAAGCGACGTTGGGTGTTGCAGAGAAAGAAGCCTCTTTCTTCCAGACGCTAACCATCAAGAACCTAGACAACAAACAACAGTCTCTTATTAACAAGATGAATATCTTGTCTAACTTTGAGATTGCTAACCTAGATGCCCGTCAGGCTGCACTGGTTCAGAATGCCAAGCATTTCATGGAAATGGACCTACAGAACCTGTCGAATGAGCAACAGGCAGAAATCTTAAACACACAGTCTATGGTAGACGCTATATTTAATGATCAGGCCGCTATCAACGCTGCACGTCTGTTTGGCGCAGAACAGTCCAACGATATGGCAATGTTCTACGATGAAATATTATTCCAAACACAACGCTATAATGCAGAGATGTTGAACAACATGGCTCGTTTCAACGTAGGCGAGATCAATGATGCTGCAGAGTTTAATGCAACAATGGCAGATAGCCGTGAACGCTTTAACCGTAATATGCAGTACAACATTGATGTTTATAATGCAGATTGGCGGCAACGTATTGCTGAAGCAAATTCAGAGATGCTGTATGATGCCTATGCGGCAGATGTTAAGAATGCGGCAGACCTTAATCAAGAAGGCCTGAACCGTATCTGGGATCGTGTCGATAACCTACTAGACTATTTCTTTAAAGGTGCATCAACAGAAGCAGAACTAGATGCCCGTGTGCTTATGGCTGAAATTTCAGCGGCTGCAGGTAGTAGTGGTTCAAACAACGGCCTATGGAGCGCAATCGGCTCTATCGGTGCTGCGATTATCACAAAATCTGACATCCGTCTTAAAGAGAACATTGAATACCGTGGGGTCATCAGCGGCATCCCAGTATTCACATGGGATTGGAACGATGAGGCAAAACGT